TCTAAGGCGCTCGGCAAGAGTATTCATAAAACCACTCCTAATGTGTTAGGCAATCCTAACATAAATAAAATTAGGTATGCCTATTGCTTATTTATAAGGTTTGCCTAATAATTGGGTGATAATTAGGAGAGCAACATGAATGACACCCAACTACTTAAAGCTTTAGGTGGATGTAATGCAGTTGCACGGCTTTTGGGTATTACTGGTGCTTCTGTAAGTGGATGGAAAGACATTCCAACCGATAGAAAAATTCGTTTAGCAGTGATAGCCGAGGATCGTGGAATTTGCTCACGTAAAGAAATTTTCCCAAATGACTATCAAGATATTTGGATTGAATTACGCGATAACCCACAGGAACAACCATGCAAAACATAAATTTACCAATATTGCTTAATAGCAAACTTTTGGAGTCAGTAAGTACAAGGCTTCCACCAGAGATTAAAGATTTGGTGGATGAGTTAGCAGAAGGTAATCGCGCTAAGTGGATACGTGAAGCCATAGAGTTAAAGCTTGAAATGGAATTGGGTCAATCATCTACCCAATTTTTAAATGGTTCAAAGAATACAACGTATTCAAGTGAATACATGAATGTATTCAAAAATCTATTTTCCGTATTTCAAATAAGCAAAAAGCCCGAAGTTGCGATTCGAGCTTTGAGCAATGTTCATTAATTTTAGGAACCAAAGAACATGACAAATATACCAAAACAGCTTCAAGTGAACAACAGTGATTTTGTAGACGGTGACACGGTTGTTTTTATAGATGAATCTAAACCTGGTCATTTGATGACGGTTACTCAAGTTCAAAAAAATGGTGTGTTACTCAATGGGAATAACAGCTTTTCACTTAATCATCTGATTCGTCACGCTACTGTTGTTGAGTTTATAAACCAACGCCGTTTGCCACAACTAACAGCCGATCTTGGTGATGATCAGCACATTGAAAATAACATTTCACCCAAGTGCAAAACTATTTCGAATGATGTGCATATTCACCTCGGTAGAGCATTGACAGCTCAAAAGGAGGTCTCATGAACTTGAATTATTCGTCAGTTGGAGAAGCGCGGATTAGTAAAGTTAGGGGTAGTGCATGAGCAATAAAATCGTAAATGAAATTCGAGATCTGCAAATACATAGCACCCCTAAATATCTTTTATGGGTGATTGCAGATATTGCTGATGATAATGGCAAAACAGGATGGTTTGCTCCAACGGCTCGCCTGATCAAAGAAACTGGTCTGAGCAATAAAACCATCTCAGAATGCATTTCATACTTAAAAGATTGTGGAATCTTATCTGTGTTGGGCGGATCTGGTAGACAGAATCAGTATGAAATTTCACCTGAAAACTTTAATGGCTCAGTTAAATATGAGCCTAAAAAACGATTAAAACCAGTGAGCGAGGTTCACCAGTGTACTACGCTCACCAGTGAGCGAGGTTCACATGAACCAGTGAACCTCTCTCCAAAACCAGTGAACTTGGCGCAAGAACCAGTGAGCGAGGTTCACACTATCCATCATATCCCTTTATATCCACCTATATATCCATCATTAGGCGATTCAGAGAATCTGCCAAAAGCTAAATCAGAACCTAAGGCAAAGTGCATCACTAAAAAACAAACAGGCATCAATAAACTTGTTGAGCTTGGTTGTGATGAAAAATATGCGCACGATTGGATGGTTGCACGCAAGGGAGCAGAGCTTACAGATTCAATTCTTGAAAACCTGACTGAACAAGCGGCTAAAGCAAATATCTCAGTTGCAACAGCAGTTGAATGGTCAGCGAAAAAGGGATACCAGGGATTTAAAGCAGACTGGTATCAAAAAGACAAACAGCCACAGCAGAACACTGGTTACACCACTCACCCTAAAGACATCAACGCTGATTACTGGGCAAGCTTTGGTCGAGTTGCTCAACCGCAACACTGGGATGATCCGATTGATATCACACCAAAAAAGCCGAATTGGATTGAGGGGGTAGGTCATGCGTGAGATTGCCCAAGCGGAAGCTATGTCTTTCGAACAACAACTGATTTTTACATTGAAAACCATGTATGCCCAACAGTTTGCAAAACACTTTGCCGACATGCCGATGAACATCGTTGGAAATGTGATTTCTGCAGCGCTGGTTGGTGTGGATCAGGATGGATTCAATCGTGGAATGGCTCGCCTGTTATCAGGTCAATCCAAGTTTATGCCAACAGTGCAGGAGTTTAAATCTTGGTGTGTTTCAGGCACATGGTCATCTACAGAGGCTTGGTATCACGTTTGTGAGTGGTCAAGAGACTCAAAACACAAAATCACAGTATTGGCGAAACAATGCTGGGATGAGATTTATCACATTGTGCTAGATGGAAATATAAAAGAAGCACAGCGTCAATTTGTGAATCTGTATGAAGATCGCTTGGCGCGTATGCAGCTACAGGGTGTAAAGCAGGAAATTTACGTGCCACCTGTGGCAATTCCAGTCAAAACGATAGAGCGAGCGCAAAAACCAATTGGCACAGGCTTGACTGCTGAGCAAACAGAAAAGCTTAAAAACTTAGCCCAAAGTTATTTTTCAAAAGGCATGTCAATTGTAGCGGCGTTCAATCAAGCATCCATTGATGTTATGGGTAAAGGAATTGTGAGTGGAGATGCGGTATGAATCCAAATCAAAAATCAGTTTCAAACCAAGTTTTAGCTGTTGGTAGAACGATCGGTGTTTTGAAATTTGCTGTCAATCAAACAAAGCCATTTCAGGTTTCTGATGTCGCTAAGAGTGTGAATGATTTCAATAGCTTCACGGTTCTGCGCTACATCAAGACTTTAATCGAGCTTGGCTATATTGAGAAAACCACTTGTTTTAAATACCAAGCCACTTCTCTAGCCAAGGAGTTGATCAATGTCTCACATTAAAAAAGGCGATCGCGTGAAAGTAGATTTCATTAGCGAGTCAGCAACGATTTATTCAGGAAAGCGTTTCACTGGTTACGGCGTAGTAGATCTGTTTGAAGACGGTCGTGTATTCGGACGTTTAGAAGATGGTCAGACGTTTATGTGTTTTGCCAGTGATGTTGAGTTATTTAAAACCAAATATAACTGGTCTGTAATTCCTGAGCATGTTCAATTCATTGCAACTGATGAGGATGGTATGGCTTGTGGGTGGTTAGTGAAACCACAAGTTATGGGAGATGCATGGAGACATCAATCGCACCTTTCAGCTTTTTTCAATATCAATGCCAGAGACAATTATTTAAATCATTTTCGCGGTGACTGGAAAGATTCTCTTGAACAACGTCCTGGGGAGCAAGGCCAATGAAATTGACTGAGGTTCAGCGCGAAGAACTAAAGCAAAAATATGCAGGTCATTGTGCTTACTGCGGTTGTGTTTTGAGTGACAAATGGCACGCAGATCATCTTGAAGCAGTAGTACGTGATTTAACGACTGGGAAACCAACAAAGCCCGAAAATGATGTGATTGAAAACTTTATGCCGTCATGCACACCATGCAATCACAACAAGCGCTCAATGTCACTTGAAGCATGGAGAGATCTATTAGCACATTATCGAGATGTACAAGTTATTCGTGATTGTTCTCAGATCCGTCATTTAATGCGTTTCGGTTTAGTTGAATTTATTCAAAAGCCAGTTGTCTTTCATTTTGAGAAGCAGGGGCAAAGTGTATGAGTGACTACATGCAAATGACTCTTGAGCAACTACAACAAGAACACGCTGAGTTGCTTCTATTTAATGATGAGTTGGATCGTAATTGCAAGGCTCACAAGGCAAAGGCTAAGAAATATCAAACGAAATGCTGGCACATACAAACTCTTTTGATGAATCCAGTTGATAAAGACATGACATTGAAAGCAATCAAGACTGTGATTGAAAGGGTTGGTGAATTTTAATGACATCAATGAGCATCGACCAGTACCGCCGTGAAATTCTTAAACAGAGTGACAAGCCCAAAGCAGCTAAACGCAACAAGTTTAATGCTCAGAAAGTTGAATTTGACGGCATGACCTTTGACAGCAAGAAAGAGCACAAGCGGTACATCGAGCTTAAAGCGATGCAACAGAGGGGCGAGATCTTCGGTTTAGAGCATCACAAGAAATTTGAACTTGCGCCAAAGACAAAGTTAGAGGGAGAGAAAAGGGCAAAGCCAGCATTACGTTATTTTGCCGATTTCACTTATTACATCATCACAGGTGAATACATCGTTGAAGATGTGAAGTCAGCAGCGACAAGAAAGTTAGCGAGCTATCGCACCAAGAAACATTTACTTATGACGGTTTATGGAATTTCCATTAAAGAGGTTTGATATATGGCTAGACGCAAAGATTATACAGGGCAGCGGTTCGGGCGGTTGGTAGCTAATCACATTGTGGGGAAGTCACCAAATGGTGGAAATATGATTTGGGAGTGTGTCTGTGATTGCGGAAATATTAAAAATATCCTCTCAACATCATTGCGTACAGGTGATACCAAGTCTTGTGGTTGCTTGCAGCTAGAGTGTGTTTCCAGTCAGTTTAAGAAACACGGGCATTCGGCAGGCGGGGAGATTTCTAAAACATATAACTCTTGGGCCAGCATGATGCAACGCTGTCATAACCCTAATAGTCCTCAAGTTGAATTGTATTCTGGACGGGGTATTAATGTTTGCCAGAGATGGCAGAAATTTAAAAACTTTTATGCCGATATGGGGGATCGCCCTGAGGGGAGAACAATAGACAGAATTGATAATAATCTTGGCTATTCTCCAGAAAATTGCAGATGGGCAACACCAAAAGAGCAAGCGAATAACAGACGACCTAGACGAGCAAATAAATAATTGAAAACGGTTCTAAATATTGATGTGAGAGAGGTTTGATTAAATGAATGCAGTTGCTAAAAACAATGTTATGGATTGGTCTAAATTCACGATCGAAGAATGGCTAAAACAGTATGGTGCATATATTCAAACTTGCCGTATGAAAAGTGGACATGAACCAGATAGTTTAGGCATTAATCAAATTTACTGGTTGATTAAGTCTGCGGAAGATAAACCATCAAAAAATAAGAGCCATATAATCTGTGTGATTACAGATTTTGAAGCCGATCAGGTCCGATTGCTGATTAAGGATATTTCGGAAACTAAAGCTATATGTGCATCTGCAAAGGCAGCAGTGAATTTATTTATTCAAAAAAATATCAGGGGTTTGTCATTGCGGTGCATGGCAGAGGAATTTCGTTTAGGTAAAACATATTTAGATCAAATGATTTTTGCTGGCAAATATTACCTAAACGGTCACAATAAAAAATTACGACTAGAGTAGTGCTTGCATGTACGGACAGGATATGACATATTTATGTTATGGTGGACGGAGTTATGGTCAATCACCAAAGTTTTTAAAAGCTCGCTTATGCGGGCTTTTTCATTTCCTTCTTTGGAGATGCTATGAGTCAAAATAATATAGATAACGAGATTCTAGCTACTGAACAGGAATTAAAGCATTTAGGTAGCTGCACAACGAAAGGCTTAACTGAAGAAGAGATCGCTCAACAAGATGAGCGATTTTTTTGGCCATAGCAAAATTAGCTTGGCTGAAAGGTCGCCGTGATGTGAGGGTGTATCGATGGAAGCCGACCAATATTTACAACTTACAAGAAAACGTCAACTCAAAACAAAGCCACGTAATAAACCACTGCCGAAAGCGAAGCAAAACTATTTAGAGGCGGAAGAAGCCTTATTTCAAGAGTTAGAAGAATATCGAATTGGGTATCGAAGAAAATACCAATTTGAAGCAACTAAAAATTGGCGGTTTGATTTTTATATTGTGAAGTTGAATCTACTTATTGAGATTACGGGAAGTCCTTGGTCAGTTGGTCGTGGTGGTAGAAAGATAGCAAATGCAATATCTAAATATGATCTTGCTTTGGATCAAGGTTATAAATTTGAACGCCTTGAGCCATATCAAATTGAGTCAGGTTCTGCAATTGACTGGATTAAAAGCGAATTAGCGAGAATTGAAAATGACTCAAATAAGACCATTTCCACCGACTGAACTGATAGACCAAGCTGAACAAGAAGAAGCTTTGCGCTTGGCACCTGCACCTGATTTAAAGGAATGGGTAGTTGCTAATTATCTCACTGTGGATGCTGAACTCTACAATCCAGATCATGATCATATCGCTGAGCTACTTCACGACAATGAAGAATTTCTAGCATTTGCATGGGCATCACAGGCTTGTACAGTCAAAAAGCAGATGGTGCTAGGTCAGTGTGAAAAAGTCATGTTTAACGTTGGAGGATGGCGTAAGGCGCGACAAGAGCAACAAATGCGAGACTGGTTCGGCTTTGTACCTGTTTATTTGATCACGATTGATGCAAGCTTTTGCGAACAAACGTCTGACCGTGAATTTTGCGCCTTGATTGAGCATGAGCTTTATCACATTGGTGTAGAACGTGATGCTGAGGGCGAGATCGTCTATAGCGACAACACAGGACTGCCAAAGCACTATTTGGCTGGGCATGACGTGGAAGAATTTATAGGTGTAGTCAAACGGCATGGTGCAAGCGAGAACGTTAAGCGACTTGTCGAGGTGGCGAAGCAAGCGCCGTTTGTATCTGATCTGAGCATTACTCGATGTTGTGGAACATGCGTTATAAGTTGAGCCGATTGGCTCATTTTTTTTGCCTATTTAGGTGGACGTAGGTGGACGGATGGTAGTTTATGGCAGCTCTAAAAAAAGAGATAAAACTCTATATAGTTCGGTCGCTTGCTATCTTTAACACACCATCAGAAACAGTGGAACTTGTCCACCAAGAATATGGGGTGAAAGTTACTAAGCAGCAGTGTGAAAAATACGACCCAACAAAGCGATCAGGCGAGAACCTTAGTGAAGAGTTGAGAATTGATTTTGAAAAAACTCGTGAAATGTTTTTGGGTAAGCCTGAGGCAATTCCAATTGCGAATTTGGCAGTGCGTTTACAACGATACGAGAACCAATATCAAAAGCACAGTAAAAATCGTTTAGCTGCTCTGAGCATTCTTAAACAAGCTGCCGAGGATGTAGGTGGTAAATACACCAACAAAACAGAATTGACAGGTGCGGGTGGTGGGCCATTACAAAGCGAAAATATTACCTATGTGGCTGCTACCGATGAGCAGGTAAGGCAGGCGATAGATGAACTCGAGAGCGAATATTGATCCTGTAAAAGCCAAAGCTAAACGGATTAAGTGTGAGAAAGAGCACTTATTCTTTACACGGGCATTTTTCTTACCACGAATGGGTTTTAAGTTTTCGGTCAACTGGCATCATGAATACATTGCAGACAAGATCGATCAGGTCATATCAGGAAAGGTTAAAAATTTAGTAATTAACGTCCCGCCTGGTTCGGGTAAAACTGAGTTACTAACCAATCTAATCGCTCGCGGACTAGCGCGAAATGCTCGATCGCGCTTTTTATATTTATCATTTTCCCAGTCACTGGTTGAGGATGTATCTGCAACGGCGCGGAACATTGTCAAATCTGTAGATTTCCAAAGTTTATGGCCAGTCAAAATATCAACCAGTACGGATGCTAAATCTAGTTGGAAAACTACCGTTGATGGTTACGATGCTGGGCATGTTTATTCTGCTTCAATGGGTGGGCAAGTCACAGGCCGCCGTGCAGGTACATTGGCAAATGAGGGCTTTACAGGCGCTATCATTCTGGATGACCCATTAAAGCCTGAGGATGCTTTTAGTAAATCGGCTCGTAAGAAAGCCAATCGTAAGATCCTGAACACGGTCAACTCACGTAAAGCCAAGTCAGATA